TTCCTCATTATACATTACATTTTTTATGTAGTCAATACCCAATGTAAGGTACAATAAAACATAGAAAATACCATACTAAAATACTCAAAAATATTTGTATCATTTCTTTATTTATATTTATCATTCTTAATACTCCTCTCAACTTTTTCGTATAAACTATTGTTATACTTATGTAATTTATAATTAACTTTATTATCTCTTAATATATCAAACAACCTATCTAACACATTTTTTTTATTAGGTCGTCTGTTAAAATCTAATTCTATTTCTACTTTGTATTTCATTCCTCTTCCTTTTCTCCAGATATAGCACCTATCTTTCCTTTGAAAGGTATAACCTTTGCACTAGGTTTTATTTTATCTAATAGCTTTGGGCTTGGTTTAAAATCTGTTGGAAA